AGCTAATATCCCAGAGCCGGTCTCCACGGATCAGGGTCAACTAGAGGCAGAGGGCTTCGCAGAACAAAGAAACCAAGCACGTACAGCCGCGATGCAAGGTCAAGAAACAACAATGGCTGAATCATTTTTATATGGCGGTATCGTCCGCTAGCAACTCTTAAACGGAGGGCAAAATGCCAAACAACAACTATAATTACGGTGCTTCGTACATCATGTCTTCGGATAAGACATCCGTCGATGCGAATATGGGCGAAAGCCAACTGTACCGTGAAGGTTTGGAATTCGACACTCGTGCAAAAACTGACGTTCTTACCGAAGATATGCCGAAAAAGATGTCCAAAACTGCAGTTGATCCTTCAGTAATGAAGATGGCTGAAGAACGCGACTACTAAGGAACGGTTATGTCCGATAACTTTCTGGAACCTGCAGATGACACGGCTGTCCCTCTTGTAAACGTAGAGGAGCAGATGCCCGGTCTCGCGGCATATGTCAAAGCAAAGTTTGAAGATGCAGAAAACGGAAGATACACTTACGAACAGCGGTGGCTGGCGGCGTATAAAAACTTTCGCGGCATCTACGATACGACGACACAATACCGCGACTCCGAACGGTCGAAGGTCTTCATCAAGATTACAAAGACCAAAGTCCTTGCGGCGTACGGGCAGATTGTTGACATTCTTTTCGCTAACAAGAAGTTTCCATTGGTTATCGAGCCGACTCCGGTTCCTGAAGGTATAGCTGAATTTGCACATCTCACTACTCCTGCAGATCAACTTACAGAAACGCAAGACCCCTACGGATTTTCCGGAGATGGTCGTGACTTTGGACCGGGTGCTTTAGAAGCGGCTCCCTCTATGGACTTTTTGGGCGGAATGTCTGGAAAGTATCAGGGGATGCCTCTTTCAGAAGGTCCGGCTCTTATGGGCGAACCCCAGATTAGTCCGGCGCAAAACGCTGCCTTGAATATGGAAAAGCAGATTCACGATCAGCTTCTCGATACTCGGGCAGTTAACGTACTTCGAAGTGCTATCTTTGAATCGTCCCTACTAGGGACGGGCATTGTAAAAGGTCCATTTAACCACTACAAGCGCGTACATAAATGGGAGCGGGGTCCGGAAGGCCGGGTATACACTCCCTACGAAAAAGTAGTTCCTCGTATCGAACACGTATCTGCGTGGGATTTTCATCCTGATCCCTCTGCAACAAGCATCGAAGATTGCGAGTACGTAATCCAACGGCATCGGATGAATCGCCAGCAGCTTCGTGGCCTCATCACCAGCCCGTATTTTTACAAAGATGCTATCGAAGAGTGCTTGGCAAAAGGCCCGAACTACGAAGATAAATATTACGAAGATACAATCCGCGAAGACGAAACAGAGCCTTATGTATCAGAGAGTCGTTACGAAGTTCTTGAATACTGGGGTGTCCTCGATGCAAAGTTTGCCCGCGAAGCGGGTATGGACGTTCCAGAGTCCATGTCTGAATTTGACCAGATACAGGTTAATGTGTGGGTTTGCGGCACAATGGTGCTGCGCTGCGTCCTTAACCCCTTCACTCCTGCACGTATTCCTTATCAGGTGTTTCCGTACGAAATAAACCCCTATCAGGTTTGGGGCGTTGGTGTCGCAGAAAACATGGAAGACGCGCAGCTTCTGATGAACGGTCACGTGCGTATGGCTATCGACAACCTTGCCCTCGCTGGTAACCTCGTCTTCGATGTAGACGAAGCATCGCTGGTACCCGGACAGAACATGGACATCTTCCCCGGTAAGATTTTCCGCCGTCAGTCGGGTGTCACGGGTACGGCAATCAACGGCCTCAAGTTCCCGAATACGGCACCTGAAAACATTCAGATGTATCAGATCAGCCGTCAGCTTGCGGATGAAGAGACGGGTCTTCCTTCGATTATGCACGGCCAGACAGGCGTAGCTGGTACGGGACGAACCGCATCTGGCCTCTCCATGTTGCTGGGTGGTGCGAGTCTTTCACTCAAGACAGTAATCAAGAATATTGATGATAGTCTTCTCAAGCCTCTTGGAGAAGCATACTTCCAGTGGAACATGCAGTTCAACGAAGACGCCCCAGACATCGAGGGTGATCTCGAAATTAAACCGCGAGGCGTAGCAGCGGTTATGCAAAAGGAAGTACGCAGTCAGCGTCTCACCACTCTTCTGCAGACTGTATCGAATCCAATGCTAGCACCGTTTATTAAGATTCCGAACTTGATACGCGAATTAGCAATCGCACAAGACATCGATCCGGACAGCCTCGTCAACGACGTAAACGAAGCGCAGATATTTGCAGAAATGCTGAAAGGACTAGCTAATGCTCAGCAAGAAGGAAGCCAGCAAGGTCAGCCCGCTGGTAACGAACAAGGAAGCATGGAACAGTCTGGAGGAGTACCTGCAGGAGCAAATCCGGATGACGCTTCGGGCGTTGGTGGCGGCACAATCGGAACTGGAAGTGTTCCGGCTGCAGGGGAAAGTAACTTCTCTGGAAATGCTTAAGGGCTTGAAAGATGATTTTGAGTCAGCAATGAAATCAAATGGCAACTAGCTTTATCCAAGATGTAATTACGGGACCGCTCCAATACGATGCGGGAAAGGCCATTGGTGACCTGATTTCGCGTTCTCCTGTACCTGCTACTCCGTCTGCAATACAACGTCGCCCTAAACCAGAGGGTTTTACCCAGACTCCTCTTCCTCGTGTTTCTGTAGGAGAAACTTCCGTTGGAGACGTTTCCGCAGCAGACTCTTTTCGTCAAGAAGAAGGAAATGGACCTTCTGGACTCGGGCAGCCTATTTCTAGCCAATATGATTACACCTACGACGTAAAACCTATTATCGGCGGACCAAAACTAAGAGAAACTATCGTACGCCCTAAAGAGCCGGATTTCGGATTGTCGTACGTACAGTATCTTATGGATCAGCAGTTCGGCTCAAAACAGTATTACGACCCGATTACTGGCATGACAAAGTACGAGATGCCGGGAAGTATGAAGGCTACTCTCGCAACGACAGGTCTTTCTGCTTTTGCAGGTCTGGGAGAGGGAATATCTAAGGCAAACCTAGAGCGGATTGCAAAAAATGCGTACATAGGGAAGGATGGTTACGCAGTCGCAACGCTAGGCGGAAGAACAATCGGAGTATCTCCGGGCCCGTTTGGGGGGTATACGCTTTCAGGCGTACTTCCAAGTGAGTTATCCTCCACACAGCGAAGGGAGATAACAAACGCCCTTCTTGAAATTTCGAAGACTCCCGAAGCTTCCGGCAGGTATATGGGTCCGGATCCCACACCTACAAAAAGGGGTCAGACGCAAGAAGAATCCGATGCGGGTGCAGGAGTATATACGCCCCCGTCTTTGCCTGAAACCGCTCTGGAGGCGCAAGAAGAATCTTTTCAGTACGTTTCCACTCCACAGGTAACGTACACCACCGATCCCGGCCAAGAGCAGGAGGCTGCATCGAGGGGATCTGGAGTTACAAAAACAGATTGGAGTGCCCCGGCAAGCAACTCTGCATTTAGCGAAGCTGGACGCGGTAGCGTAGACTACTATATGGCAGACGGCGGGGAGGTTCAGGGCACAGGGTTTGTGGACGGTCCACCTCAAAACTATTCTAAAGGCATGACTGTTGCCGACACCGAGAATACACAAGTTAGGGAAGGCTCGTTCGTAATTAACGCCCCTGCCACAGAAAAACTTCAGGCTGCTGGAATTTTGCCTACAACGCAAAAGAAAGCTGCAGCGAAGGGTGGCAAGATGATTGATGTTGCCCTGTCGAAAGGGGAATACGTTGTCGATAAGGATGATATTGAAGAATACGGCGGGTATTCTTTCTTAAACTCGATAAACGATGCTGGCAAACCAGAAGTAGATCGCAGACAGGCTGCTAATGGGGGGATGATTCGGGGGTATCAAAGAGGCGGTGATGTTACCAGTATGCCCCCTCTCGCTGCAGGATTTCGTCCGCCCGTTGATACAGGTACTACTCCGGAAGGATTCATTTCAGCACCGTACTCCATGCCCGAAACTGCCATTCCGGCTGACACAATAAACGGAATCAACCTTGAAGATGTAGGGATGGCAATCTCCCGGGTAGAGACAAAGGGCTACCAAGACCGTAATCAGGGCTATTTCTACACCAGATCAGATAGTTCTCGCAACCCGTCATCTGCCTTTGGACCTCTGCAAATTACTGGCGACACACTCGAAGCCATGACACAAGAATTTGATGAATTGCAAATACAAAAAAAGGTTGATCCAGAGTTTGCTGCGTACCTAGACAAATTTGCTACGGATGCGCGTAACAGAACAAACTATAGACGTTCTGGAAATCTCTACACGGGTGAAAGAGGCAAAAAGGCTGTAGGAAGAAAAGCCACGCCTGAAGAAGCTTCAATGTATCAAAATTTAGGTACGGGATCAATATCCGTTGAAGACCATAAAAAGTATTACCCCCTTCTAGGAAAATTATACCTACGGTACAAAGCTCAAATGAGCGACTCCGAAGAGGATTTAGTACGTAGGCACTTTGGTAATACTAAATCTACAGAAAAATATCAAGCCGCTAAGGCGGAGCTTGGTATCGACTAATTCGTCAGCTACCCGCATAAAGCGGCCCTGACACAACCGGAGCGGCTACCCACAGCCAAGTGGCCCCGCGAGTGAGGTAAACCAAATGGCAAAGAAGATACGTGGCCATCGTGCCAACAAACCTAACGACTCTTTTGGGACAGTAAACAGCGAAACACTTTATCGTAACAAGTATAGAGATGAAGTCTATCAAGATGACGATGAAGAAACCCCTGAAGTAGAAGCCCAAGAGAATCAGCCAGAAGAAGCTAAGGAGAATACATCTTTCGTCGAAACAAAGGAAGAGACCGATCATGACTACAAAAAAAGGTATGACGATCTCAAACGGCATTACGACGATAAGGTTCGAAGCTTCAAGGAACGAGAAAAAGAACTAGAGGCAAATCTGCAGACTGTAGCTAGGGACACAAACATTTCTCTTCCTAAAACCGCAGAAGAACTAGAGGAGTTCAAACAGCAGTATCCTGACGTTTATGATGTAGTAGAGACTATCGCTACAATGAAAGCATCCGAACGATCTCAGGACTTGCAAGAAGAACTCGCTACGATCAAAAAGCGGGAAAAAGATCTGGAGGTTCAAGGCGCATACCGCGAACTCTTGAACAATCATCCTGACTTTGATCAAATCAAAACGGATGAAAAGTTCTTGGCTTGGCTCGACGAACAACCAGCAACCATTGCTGATGGTATTTACAAAAACAATACCGACGCTCGTTGGGCATCACGGGTTCTTGATCTGTATAAAGCAGATATGGGAATCAGCAAAAAGAAGCAGACTAGATCTAACAAATCCGATCCGGCTGTTGCAGTGTCCGCACCCAAAGCGCGAGACATTGCTGCAGAGTCAAGAGGATCAGACAGAATCTGGAAAGCTTCAGAAATCGGCAAGATGAAGCCGTGGGAGTTCGAAAAACTTGAAAGCGAACTCGACGCGGCACGTTCGGAAGGCCGAATCGACTACAAATCTTAACACTAACCTCAAAATAGGAAGGAAAGACCAATGGCTTTTGATAGTGCATCAGGTTACAACAACCTGCCTTCCGGTAACTTTACTCCGGAAATCTTCAGTCAAAAGGTTCTCAAGTTCTTCCGTCGCGCTTCGGTTGCAGAAGACATCACGAATACCGACTACGCTGGCGAAATTGAGAACTACGGTGATACCGTCCGTATCATCAAAGAACCTACCATCACCGTTTCTAGCTACTCTCGTGGCTCGGTGGTAAACCCGCAAGACCTCGCTGACGATCAGACCACTATGGTTGTAGATCAGGCGAACGCCTTTGCATTCAAG